GAACAGAGTCTCACGCGTTTAGAGATGAGAGTAAGGCGTCTTTGTTTAACTTAACAAAGATCTATCAACAGATAGACTATAATGACTCTCTAATAAGAGATCAAATACTAACTAGAGGATCGTTTCACTGGAAGAACGGAGAGAAGGACACTCAGGTTATTTGGACTCCTGATCCAAGGGGTAGATTCCTTGTTTCGTGGATTCCTAATTCAGCAATGCAGAACCAAGTAGTTTATAAGAATGGAAACAAGTACCCTGGTAATGAGCACATTGGTGCTTTTGGTTGCGACCCTTACGATATATCCGGAACTGTCGGAGGAGGAGGATCAAATGGATCTCTACACGGACTTACTAAGTTTAATATGGACAATGCTCCTAGTAACCATTTCTTCCTTGAGTATATAGCTCGTCCTCAGACGGCAGAGATATTCTTTGAGGAAGTTCTTATGGCTTGTGTATTTTATGGGATGCCAATTCTAGTGGAGAATAATAAACCTAGACTACTATATCACTTTAAGAATAGAGGATACAGAGGGTTTTCAATGAACAGACCGGATAAGCACTTCACGAATCTGTCAAAAACAGAAAGAGAGCTTGGAGGTATACCTAACTCGTCTGAAGATGTGAAACAATCGCACGCGGCCGCTATTCAATCTTATATAGAAAAGTATGTTGGAATGGATACTGAAGGAACTTATAGAGATTCTGATGATATGGGTGACATGTATTTCACTAGAACTATAGAGGAGTGGGCTAAATTTGATATAAACAATAGAACTAAATTTGATGCCGCAATCAGTTCAGGACTAGCTATTATGGCTAATCAGAAGAACATATACTTAGCGGCAAAGAAAGAGTCGAAAATAAGTGTTAATTTTGCAAAGTATAATAACTCAGGAACTAGAAGTGAACTTATTAGATAAATGAAAGACGTAAAAATAAATATACCTGCAACTGCTTTTCCAAACCAGTTTGCTTCAGACAGGGAAAAGGAAACTTTTGAGTATGGATTGCAGATATCACAAAGTATTCAGTACGAGTGGTTTAGAAAAGATGGTAATAACTCAAGATTCTACGATCAGTGGGGCAACTTCCATAAGCTAAGATTATACGCAAGGGGTGAGCAGTCTATAGGTAAGTATAAGGACCAGATAGCCGTTGATGGTGACTTGTCTCATACTAACCTTGACTTTACTCCGGTACCTATTATACCTAAGTTCGTTGACATCGTTGTTAACGGAATGAACGATAGATTATTCAAACCTAAGGCTTATGCACAGGATGCTATGTCTATGGATAAGAGATCTAAGTATCAAGATATGATACAAGCAGACATGGTTTCAAAAGACCTGTTGCTTCAAGTTAAAGATCAGTTCGGGGTAGACGCGTTTGATACTAATCCTGATGAACTTCCTGAGAATAATGAAGAGCTTTCATTATATATGCAGCTTAAGTATAAGCCTGCCATCGAGATAGCTGAAGAAGAAGCTATTAATACTGTATTCGACGAAAATAAATATAACGAAACTAGAAAGAGAGTAGACTATGACATAGCAACTATTGGAGTTGGTATGGCTAAGCATATGTTCCTTCCTGGTGATGGAGTAAGAATAGAGTATGTAGATCCTGCTAATGTAGTATATAGCTACACAGAAGACCCTTACTTTAAAGATTGTTTTTATTGGGGAGAAATTAAGACTGTTCCAATTACAGAGCTTGTTAAAATAGATCCTACACTTACCAACGAAGATTTAGAAGAAATTTCTAAGTATAGTCAGTCATGGTATGATTATTACAACTCAGCTCAATTTTACAATAATAGCTTATTCAGTAATGATACAGCTACTTTATTATATGTAAACTATAAAACAACCAAGAAGATAGTATACAAGAAAAAGATACTTGAAGACGGAAGTTTTAAAATGATAGAAAAAGACGACACGTTCAATCCTCCACAAGAGATGATGGATGAAGGTCGTTTCGAAAAAATAGAAAAGACTATTGATGTTTGGTATGACGGTGTTATGGTTATGGGTACTAATATCATGTTGAAGTGGGAGTTATCTCGTAACATGGTTAGACCTAAATCAGCTTCACAACACGCTATACCTAATTACGTAGCAGTTGCTCCAAGAATGTATAAAGGAAATATAGAGTCTCTTGTTAAGAGAATGATTCCTTTTGCTGATTTAATTCAGATGACACACTTGAAGTTACAACAAGTTATTGCTAAAGTAGTTCCTGACGGTGTATTCATTGACGCTGACGGACTTAACGAGGTTGACTTAGGTAACGGAGCGGCATACAATCCTGAAGACGCATTGAGATTGTACTTCCAGACGGGTAGTGTAATTGGTAGAAGCTACACAGGAGATGGAGAATTCAATAATGCTAGAGTTCCAATTCAAGAACTTAACTCTAATAGTGGACAAGGTAAAATATCTAGTTTAGTAGCTAGTTATAATCATTACCTAAGTATGATTAGAGACGTAACAGGATTAAACGAGGCTAGAGACGGATCAAATCCTGACCCTAACTCATTGGTAGGTGTTCAGAAATTAGCAGCTCTTAATTCAAATACAGCTACAAGACACATACTAGAGTCTAGTTTATTTGTTACTAAATCATTAGCTGAAGCTATATCATACAGAGTAGCTGATATTTTAGAATACTCTGATTTTAAAGAAGAGTTTATCAATCAAATTGGTAAATATAACGTAGGTATATTAGACGAGATTAAGGATCTATACATCTATGACTTTGGAATCTTTATAGAAGTATCTCCTGACGAAGAAGAAAAGGCTCAGTTAGAACAAAATATTAGTTTGGCGTTATCTCGTGATTCTATTTACTTAGAGGATGCGATTGATATTAGAGAGATGAGAAATCTTAAACTAGCTAATCAGTTGCTTAAACTTAAGAGAAAGAAAAAGGAGGAGCAAATTCAAAAGAATGAGCAAGCTAAGCAACAAATGCAAGGGCAGATCCAAATGCAGTCACAGCAAATGGCAGCTCAAACAGCAATGCAAAATATACAGGCTGAGACTCAGTCTAAAATGCAGATTAAACAAGCAGAAGTTGCTTATGAAATTGAGAAGATGAAGAGTGAGGCTCAATTGAAAATGGAGCTTATGCAGATGGAATTCCAAATGCAGATGCAACTTAAAGGAGCTGAATTTGAAACTACCAAAACTAAAGAGCAGTTAAAAGAAGAAGCAAAAGATAAGCGTATAAGCTTACAGAATACACAACAATCTAAGCTTATTGACCAAAGAAAAAACAACCTTCCTCCAATGAACTTTGAGTCTACAGAGGACAGTTTAGATGGGTTTGATTTAGCTGAATTCGAGCCTAGATAGTATAAAATTATAATTAAGTAACTTTGCAAAAAATTAAATCAAATGGAAAACACTTTCACTGTAAGGGACTTAGGTGTCGCCGAACAAAAATCAGTACAAGAAGTTGAACAGGAGTTATTGGCTAAGCATGAAGAGAGTATTGCTGAACCAGAACATGTAGAGGTTCAAAACGAACCTACAGTAGAATTACCAGCAGAGCCAGTAAAGGCAGAGCTAGAAGATAATGACGTTCTTTCATATATTAAGAATAGATACGGAAAAGAGGTAAACTCTATCAATGATCTTTTTGCGGAAAGAGAAGAAAAGAAAGAGGACTTACCGGAAGACGTAGCTGCGTATTTTAAATACAAAAAAGAAACTGGACGTGGAATTGAAGATTTTGTTAAACTAAACAGAAACTTTGATGATATGGATCCGGATGATTTATTAGTTGAGTACTACTCTCAAACAGAAGAGGACTTAGACAGAGATGATATTCAATATATGATCGAAGATAAGTTTGCTTACGATGAAGAGTTTGATGATCCTAAGGATATCAAGAAAAAGGAAATAGCTAAGAAAAAAGAGCTTGCTAAAGCTAAGAAGTTTTTTGATGAGTACAAAGAAACTTATAAGACGCCTCTTGAGTCAAAAGGTGGATTGGTTTCGGATGACGAAAAGGAAACTTACAATGCTTACAAGAAATATGTTCAAGATTCCACTAGTCAACAAGAAGAGAATCTTAAGAAGTCTCAATACTTCCAAAAGAAGACTGAAGAACTTTTCTCTGATGAATTCAAAGGTTTTGATTTCAATGTAGGAGATAAGACAATTAAGTTTTTACCTGGAGATGTTGCAGAGATTAAGAAAGCACAATCTGATGTTACCAATTTTATATCTAAGTATTTAGATGAAAATGGATTGATCTCAGACCATGTTGGTTACCATCGTTCATTAGCTGCCGCTATGAATCCAGAAAAAGTTGCTAAGTTCTTTTACGAACAAGGTAGAGCAGAGGCGTTATTAGATAACACTAAAAAAATTAAAAACATAGATATGGAGATGAGAAACTCTCCACAATCAATTGCTCAGTCTGGATTTAAAGTTGTTGCATCTGATGGAGATAGCGGAAGAGGACTAAAAATAAAAAGTAATAGAAACAATTAAAAACTAAAACAAAATGGCTGGATCAGTACAAGCAACCCCAGGGTTTGCATTACAACCAAGTGCTACAAGACAAACTTTAAGCACTAACTACATTACAAATTTCGACTTCTTGAATCAGTATCTTCCTGATACTTACGAGAAAGAATTCGAGCGTTACGGAAATCGTTCTGTTGCATCTTTCTTAAGAGCAGTAGGAGCTGAAATGCCGTCTAACTCAGACCTTATCAAATGGGCAGAACAAGGTCGTCTTCACACTAAATACATTGACTGTGCTTCTGACGCAGCCGTAGGTGGAGATACTGCTACAATTACAGTAAGTGATGCTTTAACAGGTTCTATCGCTTTTAAACCAGGTCAAACAGTTTTCTTATCAGATAATGCTGCTGCTGCTAACTCAAACAAAGCAATCATTACTTCTGTTGATTATACTACTGGTACTTTTGACGTAGCTTACTACGAAGCTGCTGGACAGTCTTTCGCTGCTACTGCAACTGTTACTGCTTTCGTTTATGGTTCTGAATTCAAAAAAGGAACTGAAGGTCAAACTGAATCTTTAGAGGCTCAAGACGATATCTTCGAAAACAGCCCAATCATCATCAAAGAGAAATACGCTGTTTCTGGTTCTGACATGGCTCAAATCGGATGGGTTGAAGTAACTACTGAAAATGGTGCTACTGGATACTTATGGTACATTAAATCTGAGCACGAAACTCGTTTGCGTTTCGAAGATTACTTAGAAATGTCTATGATCGAAGCTGTTCCTGCTGAGGCTAACTCTGGAGCTGTAGCTAATACTGCTTTTGGAAACAAAGGATCAGAAGGTTTATTCTACGCTGTAGGACAAAGAGGTAACGTATGGTCAGGTGGTAACCCAACTGCTTTATCTGATTTTGACGCTATCATCCAACGTTTGGATAAGCAAGGAGCTATCGAAGAGAACGTATTGTTCATCAACCGTCAATTCTCTTTTGATATCGACGATATGTTGGCTGCTCAAAACTCTTACGGAGCTGGTGGAACATCTTACGGATTGTTCGACAACGATAAAGAAATGGCATTAAACTTAGGATTTACAGGATTCCGTAGAGGTTACGATTTCTACAAAACTGACTGGAAATACTTAAACGATGCTACACTTAGAGGTGGAGTTGTTGGAGGTGCTATCAATGGTGTATTAGTTCCTGCTGGATCTACTACTGTTTACGATCAAGTACTTGGTAAAAACGCTAAACGTCCATTCTTACACGTTCGTTATAGAGCTTCTGAAACTGAAGACAGACGTTACAAAACTTGGATTACTGGTTCTGCTGGTGGAGCACAAACTTCTAGCTTAGATGCTATGGAAGTTCACTTCTTGTCAGAAAGAGCTTTATGTACTTTAGGTGCTAACAACTTCTTCTTGTTCGAGAACTAGAAAATAGTTAACAATATACCAGGGTGTAACAGCCCTGGTTATTTTTTTTTAAATTTAAAATCTTATCAAATGGCAAATCAAATTTCAAGTACAGACAAGATGTACGTACTTAAGAAAAAAAACACTCCGCTATCTTACATGTTAGCATCAAGAAACACACGTAGATCTCCGTTACTACACTTCGACGGAAAATCAAACAGACCTTTAAGATATGCAGTTAACCAAAAGAGCCCGTTCGAAGACGAACAGGATGGTAACGCTATTTTAGAACCTATTGTATTTGTAGACGGTGCATTAAAAGTATCAAAAACAAATCCAGTACTACAATATTTTTTAGAACTACACCCTGGTAATGGCCAAGTATTTGAAGAAGTAAACACTGAAAAGGATGCTTCATCTGACATTGAAAAATTAACAAGTGAATTAGATGCTCAAATTGCAGCTAGAGATTTAGATATTGACTCTTTAGAGGCTGTAGCTAGAGTTCTATTAGGATCTAAAATTGATAAAATGTCTACTGCTGAATTAAAACGTGACGTATTTGTTTATGCAAGAAATTATCCAATGTCATTCTTAGAGATGTTGAATGATCCAATGTTACAGTTACGTAACACATGTGCTAAATTCTTTGAGTATGACTTATTAAAGTTAAAGAATAAAGGTAGAGATATCTACTTTAATCTTCCACAAAACAAGAAAAAATTATTGACGGTACCTTTCGGGGAAAATCATATTTATATATTAGCTTCTTACCTACAGACAGATGAAGGTATTGAAGTGTTAAGATTACTTGAGAATAAAATCGAGTAAATTACTTTTCTTTTTATGCTTGAAGGCGCTCTTTTACAGGGCGCTTTTTTTTATTATCTTTGTAAAAAGTTTTTAAGAATGATAAACTCAGTAAGAAATACTGTATTGTCTGTAGCTAACAAGAATAATTTTGGGTATATTACTCCAGATGATTTTAACTTGTACGCTAAGCAAGCGCAGTTAGACATATTTGAAGACTACTTCTACCAGTACAATACATGGATACTAAAGCAGAACGCTAGACAGTCTGGAAGTGGATATGCAGATATAGTTAAGAACGTAGAAGAGGTTATTGATAGCCTATCTTCAACAGCTTCACTAACATTTTCAAGTTCGGTATTTAATTTACCAAGCGACTTTTATTATCTGAATACTGTAAGATACGGATCAAAAGAAGTAGATAGGGTATCACAAGATAAGATACTAAACCTACTTTCTTCTAATTTAACAGCTCCGTCAATACTTTATCCAGCGTATGTTTTAGAAGGTGATAGTATTAAGGTATATCCAACAACAATATCGTCAAACGTTAGTACTCAGTATATTAGATACCCTAGAGATCCTAAGTGGACATATACTTCGTTATCAGGAGGAGAGCCATTATTCAATCAATCAGCATCTGATTACCAAGACTTCGAATTGCCTTTGTCAGACGAGCCGTTACTAACAGCTAAGATACTTCAGTTTGCTGGTATATCTATTAGAGAGGGAGATGTTTTCTCTTTCGGAACAAGTGAAGAAGTTAAGAATCAACAAACTCAAGGATAATAATGGCATATTTAACTGGTTATCAATACTATGAGAATTCAGGTAATTTACCTGAAAACGAGAACTGGGGATCATACCAGTACATATCTTTAGATGATATCGTGAATAATTTTATGTTAATGTATGTTGGTAACGACAAGTTAATAAACAACGTACAGAGATATAATGTTTTATTCCACGCAAAAAGAGGAATTCAAGAAATAAACTACGACGCTCTTAAAGAAATCAAGGTACTAGAAATTAGTATCTGTGACGATCTTAAGTTTATATTACCAAACGACTACGTAAATTACGTTAGAATATCATTATATAAAGATGGTGTATTACGACCGCTTACTGAAAACATTCAAACGAATTATAGTAATAGTTATTTACAGGATAATAACTGTAGGGTTTTATTTGATCAGGACGGAAATATATTGGAGGGGACTTCTATTTTAGATTACGATAGGGTTACTGACAAACAAAAAACAATGTATCCTGGAAGCGGAATGTATGCTGGTAGAGAAGGTGTGAATATAGATCAGAACTGGTACTTCGATTACTCTATTGGAGCTAACTATGGTTTAAACACTGAGACAGCTAATGTTAATCCAACATATAGAATTGATAAAGCTTCAGGTGTTATTAATTTTGGTTCTGGAATGGCTGGAGAGCTATGTATTTTAGAATACATTTCAGACGGAATGCAGAACGGTGATGACTCTAAGGTTAGTATCAATAAACTTGCTGAAGAGTTTATATATGCGTATATCAAGTATGCTATACTAAACTCAAAAGTTGGCGTACAAGAATATGTAGTTAATAGAGCTAAGAAGGACAAAACAGCCCTTCTAAGAAACGCAAAAATAAGATTGAGTAATATTCATCCAGGTAGATTATTGATGAATATGAGAGGTCGTGATAAATGGATTAAGTAAGACATATGGCAAACGCTGACGTAAATTTCACTTCAGGTAGAATGAATAAAGATTTTGACGAACGTGTAATCCCTAAAGGGGAGTACATTGATGCGTTAAATATCAGAATAGGTTCTACTGAAAATAATAGCATTGGTGCTGTAGAGAATACTAAAGGTAACACTAGACTTACCAATCTTCAGTACAACGGAGGCCCTCTTGTAAATGCTAAATGTATTGGAGCATATGAAGATGGATCTAATGAAACTATATACTGGCTTGTCGCTTCTGATAATGTAGATATGGTAGTATCGTTTAATACCGATAAAAAATTACTTAATTATCACGTTATTTCAGAATCAGTACTTAACTTCGACGAAAAGTATTTAGTAACCGGGATAAATCTTATAGACGATTTATTGTTTTGGACGGATAACTTAAATCCCCCAAGAAAAATAAATATAAAAAGAAACTATCCTTCACCAATATTAGGAATAGATCAAATTGATGAGAGTGATATATCTGTGATAGTTGCTCCTCCATCATCAGCTCCTAATATTACACTTGCATTTGTTCCAGACGAAGAGAACTATATAACCGACAAGTTTATATCATTTGCTTATAGATATAAATACAAGGACGGAGAGTATAGCGCTCTTTCTCAGTTTAGTGAAATAGCCTTTGAACCTGGTAATTTTAGTATAGATTATTCTACATTTGAAAATGCCGGAATGGAAAATATATTCAATTCGGTTAATATTAATTTCAATACTGGTAGTAAGAATGTAGTAGGTATTGATATTTGCTTTAAATTTTCTGATTCTAACATTATAAATGTTGTAGAAAAGTATAATAAAAATCAAGAAGGATGGTTTGATAATTCCATTCAACAAATATCATTTACCAATAAAAAAATATACACTACTCTAACAGAGAGTGAATTGCTTCGTCTTTTTGATAATGTTCCTAGATTAGCTAAAGCCCAGACAACAATGGGTAATAGATTAATGTATGGTAACTATGTAGACGGATATAATATAGAAGATAACAACGGAAATGCAATAGATATTGATTACGACTTAAGTTTAATATCTGAAGACGTAGGTTTCGTTGAGTTACCTGTTGATTTAACCAATGGAACAGTATACACTATAGATTCATCAACTCCTAAAACAGTTAATAACTCTCAGTTTAATATAGATCTATCAGGTATATCATTAACTAGTGGATCTTACATTTCAATAAATATAAATCTACAACACGATTCTTATTCAGGTGACGCTTCTTACGCTGATGCGCCTGAAAATAGTTTTGAGTATGATTTTGTTTTTAATATACAAAAAGATTATGGAAGTGTTCATGAGTTAGCCACTAGTCAGGAATTTATAGATGCTATATCTACTCATGAAGTTTATTCTAATGCCTGTGCTGGAACTTCATTAACAGATTTTTTTAATTGTCAAATAATTACTAAATCCGGATGGAATGAGGTTGGAAGCGGAATACTGAATATTGATGGTTCATTTGTCATATCTTCATCTCTTGGGTCTGATGTAATAGGAATTCAAATACCAGCTTTAAAGTTTAGTTTTGAAACTTCACCTGGAATATTTGTTTATGCTTACGAGTATCTTTCAAGCGCAATAATATCATCTAGTTTTTCTGAATTAGGAGCAAAACAAAGCCTGCATAGTAATAGAGATTATGAAGTTGCAATTGTGTATATGGACGAGTACGGTCGTAGCTCTACGGCATTAGTCGATACTAATAACACAGTTTTTGTACCTGCGTATAATTCAGATAAAAAGAACTATATAAGAGTAAATGTAAATAGTTTAGCTCCAAGCTGGGCTACTAAATATAAGTTTGTAGTAAAACCATCTAAGAGTCAGTACCAAGTAGTATACTCTAATATTTATTTTCAAGAAGACTCCGGTTTTACTTGGTTTAAATTGGAAGGCGACAATAGAAGTAAGGTTCAAGAAAATTCTACTTTAATTGTAAAGGCAGATTCAAATGGTGTCCTTAGAAATTTAGTTAAAACAAAGGTTCTAGCATTAGAAGCTAAAGGCAAAGATTTTATTGAAGGGAACAAGAATGCGGCTGAGAAAGATATTATAGAGCCTGCTGGATTATATATGAAACTTAAGCCTTCTAACTTCTCTGCTAATTATACTGAGAATTCTTTTATAGACGAAGGAGAGGTAAGTGAAGGAGGAAGCTACGCTAACTTATCCTATCCATGTTATATAGATAATCCTTTATTTGGAGATCCTGGAGAGTTAGAGTTTATGCCTTATGACGTGCCTGCTGGAAGTTTAATAAATATAAACTTTAAAGTTACTAGAGCTTCTAGAGGAAATGATTGTGGAGAAAGAACATACACTTTTGATAAATCATTTACAGCCTCTCAAGATTATGAGAGTTTGTTTGCATTTATAATTGGAGATCATATTGACTTAACTTCTGGTAATTCAACCGGAGGTGACACTACTGTTAATGAAAACTATTTTAAAGATACCATAACAAGTCCTTATACTGGAGATATACCAGCTATACCAGGGACCAATCAGTATGAGTTTCAAGAAGACACTACTAATGGTAGATTATTCTTTGTAATGAAAAGTGGTACTCCAAATTGTGGCGGAGTAGACAGAAGAGTTTCAAGAGTTTTTTGTCATATTCAAGTTCAGAGAGCAGAGTCTATAATGGTATTTGAAACTGAAGCTGCCGAAGCAAACGGAGAGACTTACTTCGAAGGAAGTGAATCATTCAATATTATTGACGGATATCATCAAGGTAACGTAACTAATCAATCTATATCTAGTCCATTTGCGACTGTAGATTTAAACTTTTTTGATTGCTTCACATTTGGTAATGGAGTTGAAAGTTACAAAATAGGAGACTCATTAACTGGAGCTCCATTCTATCTTGGAAGCAGAGTTACTGCTGTATCTCAAGAAGATTTTAAGGAGGCTCACAGATACGCCGGAATAACATATAGTGGAATATACAATGAAGAAACTAACGTTAATAAGTTAAATGAATTTAACTTAGCGCTAGCTAATTTTAAAGATTGTGAAAAATCATTTGGACCGATTAACATACTTCACGGAAGAAAAACAGATGTTTTAACTCTTCAAGAAGATAAGATATCATATGTGCTAGCAGGTAAGAATTTACTTTCTGATGCAGCTGGAGGAGGAGCTATTACATCTGTACCTGAAGTTCTTGGTACACAAATATCTAGAATTGAAGAGTTCGGTATAAGTAGCGATGCTGCTAGTTTTGCCGCATGGGGAGAGGATATATATTTTACTGATACTAAGAGGACATCTGTAATAAATTTAAAAGGAGGATCTACTCAGGCAGATGCGTTAGTTCCTATATCTAAACTAGGAATGAACGGTTGGTTTAGAAGTGAATTTAAAGATAAAGTAAACTATCAAAAATTAGGAGGTTATGATCCATACTTAAAAGAGTACGTGTTGTCTATAACTGATAACAAATTACCAACCCCTATAGATGTTTTAGAGTGTGGATTTACTATATCTCAGGACACTGCAAATAATGAATTATTATTTAATTTAGAATTTGGAAACGTAATTGGAGAGGCTTCTTTTGATTATAACTTTGAAAACGGATCAGCAAATGTTGAGGTATCTTATGACGGTATTGTAGTTATAAACGAAGTGGTATCTGGAGCTGGAACGTTAACATTTGATAAATCAAAAATAAACCCTACATTTGCAACAGTTACAATTACTCCAAATGAGGCTACTTATATTCTTATATCTAATTGTACTGTAGCAGATCCTATAACAGTTATTAGAGTGGTAATAAACTCTCCATCTAACGAAGGAGAAACTATTCACAATAACTATAACTGGACATTAGATGGATATACAAGTCCAACTAATATCGACTTTGTACTACTAGAAAGTGACGGATTGTCGTTGTACGATTCTAATACTAATCAACCTTCAGTAGGAGTTATTCCTGCTATAGGAAGTACGATAAAAGTTCAATCTGAGAAATACATTACAGATACATTTAATTTTGATCCTTTAGCTAATTCATTTAAGTATTTAGTTTCTAATACATTATATACTGATTTAGACATAGACATACTAAGACCGTTATTAACAGAAGCTACACCAATAGTTAATCCTGTTACAGGGAAGTACCAAGCTTCATTTGTTTATAATAACCCTAGTGGATATCAGTACTTATATTTAGTTTGGGATCTAACAAATGCTTATAGTGTAGATCTATGTTACGACGCTACAGATAGAGTTGCGGCATGCGAGTTGTGTGGAGATGTTCCTCATTACGCTATTGAGTTGTGTTACGACGCTACAGATAGCGCTTTAGCATGTGACTGTAATGTTTAAATAAATAAAAAAAAAAATAAAAAAATATGGCGACTAGCGGAACATATTACATAGACACAGCGGATTTTTCAACAGCTACAGCTGTATGGACAGATACCGCACTAACAACAAAGGCTCCTGACGGATACTATTCTTTTGGAGGAAATTATAGACAACAGTTCGAAGGACTACTACTTCCTATTGAATCTTGCTCTACTCCTCCTGTTGATTGCTTTAACTACGAAATGGTAGCGATGAGCGATGGACCAGGATGTGAAGGATATGTTAATTATTCATACACTGATTGCAATGGAATATTACAGATTGGAGCTAGTTTTTCAACGAGTGTAACTGAGTACGTATGTGCTCAAAGTACCCCTACAATAACTTGTGGATCAGCTTCAATAACTAACTTAGGCGCTTGTTTATCGTAATATGAAATATACATTATCATTTAGCGAATCTTCAAAAGGATGGACATCTTTCTTTTCTTTTATACCAGAAAAAATGATTGGTATGAATTCTTATTTCTATACATTTAAGAACGGGAACTTGTATAGACACAATTCTAATGAACTTAGAAATAACTTCTATGGCGTACAGTACAATTCAAAAATAACAGGTGTATTTAATATAGAATCTGGATCAGTTAAAAATTTCAAGACCATATCATTAAATAGCGACGACTCTTGGAAGTGTGAGGTTATAACAGACATGGCAACTGGATTTGTAGATAAGTCGTACTTTTCTTTAAAAGAAGGCGACTACTTCGCACATATAAGAAGATATGAGAATGATATTGATTTATCAATGAGATCGGCCCAAGGTATTGGAGGAACTACATTAGTTAACTCTTCGATTCCTTCCGCAACTGTAGTTACGTTTCCTTTTAATATAGGAAGTATTATAAGTGTTGGAGATATAGCGTACAAGAACAACTCAGGATCATTACTAAAGCTAGGTACTATTACAGCGTTGTCAGCAAATTCAATTACTATAAATACTACTGTAACAGGTGGAAATATTCCTTCGGTATCAGACTATATATTGTGTATAAAAAACAGCACAGCGGAGTCGTACGGCGCTACAGGATACTATATGCAATTTGAGCTAGAGAATGATAATACATCAAGAGTGGAATTGTTTTCAGTAGGAAGTAGTATTTTTAAAAGTTACCCATAATTTTGTTATCTTTGTAAAAAAAATGTTTTCCTGTAGAATAGAGAATAAGCATGATTTTTACGACACATTATGTAAGTGGTGGACGGACTGGAAATTTCCAATAATGAATATAGATATGCTACCAAATAATATATTTGTCGTAAGTAATGATGGAGTTGATTTATATTCTGTTCCTGTTTATTTGACAGATTCAGATGTATGTTGGATAGGGTTTATTACTGGAAATAGATATAGTACTAAAGAAATGCGTTCTGGGTCTTTAGGGTTTTTATTAAATTATACAGAACAGTACCTTAAGAATTCTGGAAGAAAGTTTATAATGACTGTAAGTGGTACTCCAGTACTAAAGAAAACATTTACTGATAATGGTTATATTTTATCAGGAGAAAATATTAATGAATACGTAAAAAAAATATAGTTATGGGACAAGGAGCAATAAGTGGTTTGTCTGGAATTGCATCAGCAGCAGGAGGGCCTATAGGAATGGGTGTTTCTGCTATAGCTAATATAGGAATGGGACTAGCTGAAGCTAGTAAACAAAAAGAATTACAGAGATCAGCTGATAGAGAGGTTGAAAAAGCAGCAGCAGAGCAAGAACGTTTATTGAGTCAGAACTTTTTCGAAGGACTTCAAGTACCTATGCAGGCATATGATAGAGAGTTTAGAGAAACTACCGCCCAACAACAACAAGCAATGTCTGCTCTTCAAGAAGGAGACCCTAGATTATTAATAGGAGGTGTTGGAAAAGTTCAGGCTATAGCAGCAGAACAAGAAGCTAAAACAAGAGAAGACCTAGGTAAGGATTTGTTTAATATAGGTAAATTACAAGCTGAAGAGGCTGGACAAACTGCTGATAAGTTAGCTATGTTAGAAGGTCAAAGATTAGCTGGAGCACAGCAAGCTTCAGCAGATGCTGCGGCAGCTAGACTCAAAAGTCAACAAGGAGCGTTACAGGCTGGAGGAGATTTAATTAAAGGTTTAGGATCTTTAGTTCCAGAATACTCTGGTGCTAATGCTAATGATATGGATATGTCTACAGCTTTAAAGTCATCTGGTATCTCTGCTACCGGACCAAGCGCTGCGTCTCAATTACAATCAGGTGTGTCTGGATCTTTGAATCCACTGTATAAGCAATATAGTTGGGGATCATTAGCAAATCCAAGTATGCAATCTCAATTATCAGGAAGTACTAACAATGTTCTAGCTGGCTTTAGAATGCCTGGTTAATTAAAAATAAATAAATAAATTATGGCAGAATACTTAGGATATGTAAGTCCGGCAGATGCAAAAGCTAATCCAACGTTAGACTGGGGATCTGTTATTAATGATGTAAGAGATACACTAGTAAAGCAAGAACAAACAAGAGAAGCTACCAGGCAAAAGGCAGCTAAAGAAACCTCTGATCTTTACAATGAGTTAGGTAAAATTAGTGCTGGACAAAGTCAAAGTGTAAATGAATTTATGACTGATGCTAGTTATCAGGCTAAAGATCTACTTAATAATGCTTATAAGTTATATACATCAGGAAAGATAAAAGGAAACGAATATAACTCTATCAAGAGTAATATGTCTAATATGTTTTCAGATATCAATGCTAGTGCAAAGGGGCTTCAAGACGATTATAATAAATACGTAGAGTTATCTCAAAAAGGTGACTTATCTTTAATTTCTGATTATAATCAACAACAAAAGGGTAAGGCATTTGATTTAAGTAATAAGAAATTATATATTGATCCTACTAGTGGAAAAGGTTACTTAGCTACTGTAAAGGATGGTGTTGTAGATAAAGAAAACTTAATAGATCCTGCTTGGCTTAAAACTAATCAGAGTTACTTTACTCCAAAAATAGACGTTCCTAAAGAAGTTTCGAGATATACTAAAGATCTCGGTAAATTTGAACAAATATTAAGTAAGCCGCCTGCTGGAGGAATATGGACTATAGAGGATGCTAGTAAAAGACCTGAATTTGGAACTTGGCTAGAAACCGCTGCTAATGCTGTGGCTTCTGATCCTGTCAGAATGACTAGTATACTAGGAGATTATATGGGTAAGTATACATTAACAGATGATGTTAAAAATACAGACAAGAATAAAATATTAATGCAGAGAAATTTAAGTACTGGAATGAACACTCCTGTACTTACTGCTGAACAAGAAAAAGAAGCCAAGAATGCTATTAAGGATGCTATACTTTTACAAGTAAATAGTACGTTAAAGCAACAAGAAAACACTTATAGACCACCATCTGGAGGTTCTGGAGGTGGAAAAACTCCTAAGCCAGCTACTTCTTTTGCTGGAGAACCGACTGTAGATGCTAATGGAAATGTTGTAATACCTATGTCAGGAATAAATGTTACAACTGGAAATACTAAAGAAAATATAACTAATTGGGGTAGAGTTAGTAACTCTGGTAAATTATTTATAGATTATACAGCAGCTGATGCTTTTGGACTTACTCCTAAAGTTACAAGGGTGTATGAAGGTAACCCTGAGTTTAATAGAAGAGTTGGTTATTTAATCAATCCGGCTACTGGTAGTAGAATAAGTGGAGTTAATGAGGCAAAACAATACGCTAATTCATTAAGCGGAGGAAGTAAAAGTTCAAGCCCTAAGGCTGGAGATGTAGTAAGTGGATACAAGTTTTTAGGAGGAGATCCTGCTAATCAAAAAAATTGGAAAAAAATATAAATTATGCCAGACGGAAAAAAACCTTGGGAACAATATTCTAATAAATCAAATTCTACTTCTAACAAACCTTGGGAGAAATACTCTAGTGAAGTAAAAAAAAAAGAAGATTCACAGTCTACTGTTCAAGAAAGTGTGTGGGGATCAAATTCACAGCCGAAAGACGTGTATACTTCATTGGTTACAGATCAACAGAAACCTCAACAGGAATCGGATACTTCAAATGGGCCAGTTCCTAAAATGCGTACACTTGGCGTAGATATTACGGCCGAGGAAGCATTAAAACCTGCTGAGAAAAAACAGGTTGATAAATTTCAAACAGCTAAACCTTACATAAAAAAAACTCAGTTAAAAAAAGAATTAGCTACCACTAAAGTTACAGCTAAAAATCAAGATGAGGTTAACAGAAAGATAGAGGAAGTATCTAAGTTAGACCAGCAAACTAAACAGATCGAAAAAGAAAGATTCGATAGAATCGAACAAGATTTTGTATCATCAAAAGACGAGGCGTCTGCTGAAGTAGAAGCTGAGAAAAGGTTACAAGATTTACTTTCTAATACTGGTATTTGGAATAAAACAAAAACTTTTGCTAAAAATGCATACAACACTGTCATAGAAGGTATGTCTAGTAATCCACTTAATTCTGGGTTATTAGGTTTTTCTATGGATACAGATCCATTGTCTGACGAAAAGAAACTAGTAAGACAACAAGCGGCTAAAGAACAAGTAAAACTTTCAGAGCAGGAAATTCTCGAAAAAGCTAAGCAAGTTTATAAAGATAAACAAGTTGAAAATATAGAAACAGATCGTATAAATTCATTCTTAGATGATCTTCCAGAAGACGATAAGTTAGCTTTAAAACAAGACAGACTTAATACAGCTGTTCATTTAAAAGAAGAAAACTTAAAGAACGAAAAGGCAATTCAAGCATATGCTGCCTTTGGAAAACAAAAAATAGATGAGTACAAAGAAATTGAAAATCAATTAAAATCTTTAAAAGAAAGAGGTATTGCTTTCCCTCAAGATTTATATGACAGATATACTTCTTTGTATTCTGACATACAAAATATTTCTAAAAACATACAAAAAAGACAAGATTCTCTATTAAAAAACAAATCTGACTTAGGAACAGTTGAGCAAGAGTTTGACTTTCTTAAAAGACAGTATGGAGATGTTGAAAATTTTCTATTAAATACAAGTATAGCTACCAGAGAATTAGGGGTCAATATAATTGGAGGTCTAGATTATTTATCGTCAATAGCTAACCCTATAACTAAAGGGTCTAGTATTGGACTTCAAAGTAAACTAATAGATATAAATAAAGGTTTAGCTGAAGAAAGAGATAATTTAAGAAAATCTGTTGAAAGCATAGAAAGCGCTGAGGGACTTGTTAATTATGCTTCTGATGTTTTATCTAATCAACTACCTAATTTAGTAGCTACATCAACTGGAGCTGGTGGATTAGCCCTTATGGGTGTATCTGGAGCTGGACAAAAATATGCTGAAATGAATCAGGAGGTTTTAGAAGGTAAAGCTTCTTATAGCCCTCTTCAAATGGCTGTAGCTCCGTTACTTTATGGAGGTGCTGAAGTAATATCTGAAATTCCAACACTATCTATATTAAAAAAAGGAGGAAGAGTATTAGATGCTATAGCTAAAAATCAAGCTGATTTATTAACAAAAACAGCTGTTCAAAAAGGAAAGGAATTTGCTAAAGATTTTATTAAAGACCAGTCAAAAGAAATTGGAGGTGAAGTGTTTACTAATTTCTCTCAGAATGTTACTAATAGATTTGTTCTAGGCAAAAAAGATGTTGGACTATTAGACAATACAGGTACTGTACTTAAAGATACATTCGCATTAACAACTATGCTAAAACTATATCCTCATTTAGCTGGTGCTGCTTTGAAGCCTTTTCAAAGTAAAGTTGACCTTGGATTGCTAGATGAGAATGCTAGAAAAATAATTGAATTCTCAAGAAATTTAAACACTTTAGATTTAAGCGATGGTGAAAGATCAGTACTTGAAAATCAAATAAAAAAAGCTACTGAAGAGAACTCAAAAATAATGGCTAATACTATAGATAATGTAGCTAATATGCCTGATAGTGTTTATTTAAAAGTAAATGAAATTAATAAAAAAGCAGCTCAATTAAAAGACGATGCTAAATTAATTAATGATGGTAATTTACCTGATAAAGCTGCATTACTTAAGGATTTAGAAAATCAATATAGAGACTTACAAACAGAGAGATCTTCATTAATAAATACTAAGTATTCTCCTTACGCTCAATTAGAGTCTTTATCTGCTGAGGAATTAATAGACTTAAAAAATGAAGCTCAGAGAGATTTAATGAAAGAGTTAAATCCTGACGGAACCAAATCAATCACTATAAATGATGATCAAATATCTAAAAAAGCTTTAGAATTATACAAATCTAAACAAGAGCAAAAAAACCAAGAAGTTACTCCTGTAGAAACTACAGAGGTAAAAACAACTGTTAATGAGGTAGCTCCTGTTGAATTACAGAAAGAAAATGTTGTTGAAGAAACAATAGTATCTCCTTCTGAAACTCAGGCTCAAACATATTCTGAGGAACTAGCTAAAACTAAAGAGTCAGACCCTGAAACATACTGGTCTGTAAGTGAAGTATCTCCTGAGGATGCTGCTAAAGGAACTATTATAGACACTGAAGACGGATCTGCGCTAGTTAAACCTGATGGAGATATAGCTGGAGTGTTTAAGAAATTAACTTCTAAAGCAAAAGGTGTAGCTCAAAACTTGCTAAATAAAGCTATAGAAGCTGGAGGTATTAAGTTAGATAACTTCGATGGATACCTTACTAAGCAATATGAGAAGGCTGGGTTTAGAGTGGTTTCAAGAACTCCATTTAATGAGCAATATGCTCCAGAAGGATGGAATAAAGAAAAGCATGGTACTCCTGATGTAGTGGCTATGATTTACGACCCTAATAATGAATTAGATATTGAAGAAAAAACATTTGAAGATCCAGAAACTGGATATGATGATGCTATAGCTTATAGAGATGGATTTGTTAATCAAGCTAAGTCTTTAAAAGAAAGTCCTGTAACTGTACAAGAAGTTATTGATGAGAGTGAAAAGACAAATAAACTGTCTGATTTAGTTCAAAAAGCTAAAACTGCTTTATCAAAAATACTTCCTGGTACAGGTATAATTCTTTACAATACAGAAGCAGAATATAAAGCTGCAATAAACGAAGGTGCTGATGAAAATAGCGGAGGTGCCTTTGTAGATGGTAAAATACATATTAACCCGAATAGAGCTAACAATAGAACTGTAGCGCATGAAGTTTTCCATGCTGTTCTTTTAAATATGGTTAAATCTGATCCTGCTGCTCAAAGAGTTACTGCTGCAATGATTACTGCTATTGAAAAAGTTTTACCTCCAGATATGAAGGCTAAATTGCAGGACTTTGTAGAAAATGGATATGACTCACAAAAAGAATTGTGGGATGAAGAAAAACTAGCAGAGCTTGTTGGTTATTTAGCTGATAACTTCCCTAGTCTTAGCCAACCAGCTAAAAACATAATTAAAGAATGGTTAGATCAATTAGCTAAGTTAGTAGGTATAAAAGAATTTACCGACAAGGAAGTTATTGATTTCATGAATACATTATCTGGTAAGGTTGCGTCTGGTGAGGTTATCACTGAAAAAGACGTTAAAATTTTAAAACCTAAAACAACTGGAAGTCTTATAAAAAGATTTCAAGCTAACTTTACAGATCCTGTTTCTAAAGTTGAATTTGTATATGACAAAAACACAGAAAAATTTAAAGAACTAGAAGAGCAAGGGTATATAACTAAAGATAAATCTATAAATGACTTTAATGGTCAGACTATATTTTTACACCAGCCTGATGCTGCTTTTTCTGGAGAGATAAATAAGAATGGCGAAGCTTTAGTTTCTGGTAAGGGCGGTATATTTTACCCTATAAAATTCCATGATGATGGATATTTTTGGGCAAGTACAGCAAATACTGCAAACAAAATGGCTAAGGATTTAAATGCAGCGAGAGAAGCTAATGGCGGAAAACTACTAATGGCTTTGACCACTGCTCCAAGCGATAAATTATTATCTAGTACTACAGCTTCTAATGGAGTAATGGAAATAGTTATATCTAAAGCTTTCGATAAGAACTTTTCAATAACTCCTACTCAAGTAAAAAAATCATTAGTAGATGCGGCTAATATGTCATCTGTAATAAATGGTAAAAAAGTAGGTTTAGGATTAAATTTAAAAAACACATCTACAATTGAAGATGTTAGATCTGAAATATCTAAAAAACTAAACCCTGATAATAGTTCTTTTGCGGATAGAAAAGCTTTTGTTGAGAAGTTATTATCTAATGTAGCTGATGTTGTAAAGGCGAATCCTAAAGCAGTAGATCAATTTGGTAAATTCTTTAGTGAGGGTATAAAAAACGAAACGTTCAAGGGAAAAACTAAAACAGGAAAATTAAGTATATCTGCTGCTAATTTAAAGCAAGGAATATCTGAAATGTTAACTGAACCTATACTTAAAGAAGGAGTTGATAGAGGAAAAGGAGGTCAAGTATATGCTATATTAGAAATAGACGGAGAAGTTAAGGCTGTAGATTCAAATAAACATGAGTCTTACCCTAAAGCAATTCAATCTGTAGATCCTAAAAATAAAGTAAAACTTCATATCTTAACAGATAGAGTTAAATGGAGTGATGTATTTGAAGATCCTAAGACAAATAAAATTGTTACAAAAGAAAGAGAATTAAATATATTCCCTACATCAGGAGTGTCTACAACTGGTTTAAAATTAAATACAGAAAAAACTCCAGGTAGAAAACAAATTATAGGTGAGAAAGCCGTTAAGGATAAGTTGGTTCAAAATAATCTAAACACTGCAAAAGAAATGGAGGCTGCTAATAAATCAGCTGAAGATATATTCATTGCTACTGGGTGGGAAAAAGGAGCTGATAACAAATGGAAATATGACTTACAGGAAGGTGTTGTTGAATTTAAAAACAAAAAAAATGGTAAGGCTTCAGAAGTTATAAACTATCCTGAGCTATTTAAGGCATATCCTAAAGCTAAAAATATCGACATTGTTTTTATGAACAGTGACAAGTTTGAAGGTATGTACATTCCAAGCAAGAATCGTATAATGCTATCTAATAGTCTATCAGATAGTGAAGCTAAATCTACATTACTACATGAGGTTCAACATTTTATTCAACACGAAGAAGGTTTTGCTGTGGGAGGAAATTCTCAGACAATTAAAGATTTATACAACGCTAGAATTAAGTACGAGAAAAATTTTAGTGTTAGAAAGGTTCTTAATAACATTAAAAACTCTTTGTTTAAACCAAATCCAGAAAGTGTAAAAGAAGATCTTGATAAACTTTCTAAGTTAGTTAGTAAAAGTGATGAAGAACTTTACAGATCTATTGCTGGTGAGGTAGAAGCTTTCAATGTTGAGAAGAGAGCTAATATGACTGCTGAAGAAAGAAAAGCTAGTCCAATATCTGAAACAGCTGATAAGCCAAAAGAAGAGCAGGTAGTTATATCTGATTCTGACACAATGTTGAATGATAGAAAGCAAGCTAATAGACCTTCAGTAAATAAAATTTACGAACAAAGTGAGCAAGCAATTAAAGATAGAAATAAGAAAAAATCTATAAAAGATCTTGGGCCTTATTTAAGAAAATCTTTACTAGATAGGCAAGCATACATTAAAAGGCTTTTAGATAGAATAGATAATAAATCTGCTAAAAAAGCATATGATTTATTGGTGACTAAGGCCGGGGCTTCTGCGTTAGCTGCTGAAAGATTTAAACAGGCCGAAAAAGAAATATACGGAAAGTTAAATTCTGAAGATACAAAGACACTTGATAAAATAATTTATGCTAGAAGGATAGTTGCTGTAAACGAAAGTAGAGCTGAATTAGGTATGCCACCATATAAAGGGATGGATGGTTATTCATTAGAAGATGCTAAGCAAGATTTAGCTGATTTCAAACAAGAACTTGGAGATAAAAAATTCAATGACTTGAGTGATAGAGCGACTACTTACTTTAATGTATTTAAAGCTAATTTAAGAAAGCTTTATGATTCTGGAAGAATTAGTAAAGAGGTATATGAAAGCCTAAGAAATACAGAATACTCACCTATAAAGACTATTAAATATATTGTAGGTGATAATCTTAGTGTAGATGAAATAGATACTCAAGCGAAGTCATTAGGTATATCTAGAAAGGATATTATGAAGTTGTCTGATGCTAATGAAAACGAAATTATATTAGATTCTAAGTGGTTACTAGCTATGAATATTGGTAGTGTTGAAGGAAGAGCATTTGAAAATAGAATGTTAAATGAATTCAACAAAGCCATTGAATCAGCTACTGCTGACGAGAAGAAAGCTTTTGAAGAATTTGTGTTAGATAATCCTGTTGTTGGGAAAAAGAAAGACGGAAGTTTAAAGTATAAATACGATGATACTAAAGTACCTATAGGATATACTAAGGTGTCTTATTTTGAAAACGGTAATAAAAGAGAGATTGTATTAAAAGATATTTACGCTAAACAATTATTAGATGTTAAAAATAAAAATACATTCTTAGAAACAATAGGTAAATTAACAGGTACGCAAATACTTAGATTCTTTGCTACAGGAGGTAACCCATTGTTTATTATAGGTAACACTGCTGTCGATTTTCAAAATAT